CTCTCAGAACAATTACAAACTTTAAATCAGCACTTGCTGGTGGTGGCGCAAGACCCAATCTATTTGAGGTAAGCATTCCAAATTTTCCTGATGCTGCAATATCATCTGGAGCAGCATGGAACTCAGAAGCACAAACAAACTTCAATTTCTTATGCAAAACTGCTGCTTTGCCAGCATCAAACGTTGCTGCAATTGATGTTCCTTTCAGAGGTCGTATTTTAAAGGTTGCTGGAGATAGAACATTTGATGTTTGGACTGTTACCGTCATTAACGATGAAGACTTTAAATTAAGAACTGCATTTGAGCAGTGGATGAATGCTATGAGCAAACTTGACAATGCCACTGGTGCAACCAATCCAACATCATATATGACCAACGCAATTGTTCATCAACTTGGTAGAGGTGCTAATGTTGGTAAGTTTTCAAGAACAAACAGTGGTCAGGCTGGAGGTACATCAGTAAGACCACTGAGAACATATCAGTTCTATGATATTTTCCCAACTAGTGTTTCTGCTATTGATCTTTCATATGATAGTTCAGATACTCTTGAAGAGTATACTGTAGAGTTCCAAGTTCAATACTGGATTGCTGGAAGTGGTCAAGACAGTGGTGGAGCTACAGATCAAACAGGTGCTTTAATTCGTTAATAAATACTATACAAGTATCAATCAATTTCATAAATTATGGCAAGACTTTTTGGTTTTTCGATTGAAGATAATGATGATGCATCATCAAAAAATGCAGTATCCCCCGTTCCTCCTAACAATGAGGACGGGGTTGATCATTATGTAAGTAGTGGATTTTTTGGTTCATATGTAGACATTGAGGGTGTTTATAGAACTGAATTTGATCTTATTAAAAGATATCGTGAAATGGCACTTCACCCAGAAGTAGATAGTGCCATTGAAGATATTGTAAATGAAGCTATTGTATCAGATACAAATGATACACCAGTTGATATTGAGTTATCCAATTTAAATGCAAGTGACGGAATTAAAAAGAAAATAAGACAAGAGTTTAAATATATTTTAGATCTTTTAGATTTTGATAAAAAGTGTCACGAAATTTATAGAAATTGGTATATTGACGGCAGATTATATTACCATAAAATTATTGATCTCAAAAATCCTGAGTTAGGTATTCAGGAAATAAGATATATTGATTCTATGAAGATCAAATATGTAAGGCAATCAAAGAAAACTGGAAAAGAAAAAGATTTTAGACTTGCTACAGTATCACAAGAAAATCCAATGGAGTATAACTTCCCAGAAGTGGAAGAGTATTTCATTTATAGTTCAAAAGCATCTTATCCAGTAGGAAGTCCAACTTCCATCAGTTCTACTGATAAGGGAATTAAAATTGCTAAGGACGCAATAACTTATTGCACATCTGGTCTTGTAGATAGAAATAAGGGTACTACACTATCATATCTTCATAAGTCAATTAAAGCACTCAATCAATTGAGAATGATTGAAGACTCTCTGGTTATTTACAGATTGTCTCGTGCTCCAGAACGTCGTATTTTTTATATTGATGTTGGCAATCTTCCAAAGATTAAAGCAGAGCAATATCTTCGTGATGTTATGATGCGTTATCGCAATAAACTTGTCTACGACGCAAATACTGGTGAGATTCGTGATGATAAAAAATACATGAGTATGCTTGAGGATTTCTGGCTTCCACGTAGAGAAGGTGGTAGAGGTACTGAAATTACTACTCTTCCTGGTGGACAGAATCTTGGTGAGATTACTGACATTAAGTATTTCCAAGAAAAACTATATAAAGCACTTAATGTTCCACCATCAAGAATCGGTGGAGATGGTGGATTCAATCTTGGACGTTCTTCCGAAATTTTAAGAGATGAACTTAAGTTTTCTAAGTTTGTGGGAAGATTGAGAAAAAGATTCTCAAACATGTTTAATGATATGTTGAGAACACAATTGATTCTTAAAAATATTATTACTCCAGAAGATTGGGAAGTAATGAGTGAGCATATTCAATATGATTTTATTTACGATAATCATTTCTCAGAACTTAAAGAATCTGAACTTTTAAACGAAAGATTGAGTCTTGCTGCAACTGCTGAACCATATGTTGGTAGATATTACTCACAAGATTATATTCGTCGGAAAATTCTCCACCAAACTGATGAAGAAATTATTGAGCAGGATGAAATTATCAAAAAAGAAATTAAAGATGGAATTATTCCAGATCCAAACTCAATGCAAATAGATCCAATGACAGGACAACCAATTCCTATGCCAATGGATGGTGGTCCTGATCAAATGAATCTCGGGCAACCTGTAATGGAACCAGATTTAAGAAGTCAAGAAAAATCAGTAGAAGTTCCAAAGGGTGGAGAAATCTGATAAATAACTCAAACAATTATTGATTAAAACTATGGATGAATTAATGGATATGATTGTCACTGATGAAAGTCCATCACAAATTAGTGATAAAATCAAAGATATTTTATTTGCAAAGGCTTCCGAAAGAGTAGATTCTTTTAGACCAGAAGTTGCAAATTCTCTGTTTGGTGATGAAGATGAAGTAGAATATGTTGATGATGCTGAAGAAGAATAAGTCCTTTAATTCGATTCAACTCAATAATTTAATAAATAACTAATAAATGATTTGTAAGAATAATGACTCATAGACCAGTTGGATCTGGAGTTTCCTTTACCATATCCACAACTACATCACAATCAAATCCAATTTCTGGAAGAACTAATGTTCTTAGATTGGTTGCAACAGGGGCAAATGCTTTTGTTGCTATTGGAACTGAACCATCTGCAACAAAGAATGACTATTGTATTCCTTCAGGAACTTCTGCAAGTTTAGCTATTGATAATGGTTCTGCAAGAGTTGTTGGAGTTACCACTGGAGCAACAACCTATATCAGTTTTCCTGAAGGTCAATCATCACCATTTGGAATTGGTGATCGTGTAACTCTAACATCTTCAAATCAAAGTTATTATAACTTTACTCATGCTGAAGTTACTGAAGTTTTTAACTCTTCCAATTATGAAGGATATTTTTCCGCAAGAATTGGAATTGCAACAAATACTTCTGGTATTGCAACGGCATTCTCAGATCCAGATGCAATTTTAAGAAATTCTTTTAAAGTTGCAGCAATTACTGATGCTGATTCTGGAGTTCTTTATACCCAACAAGTACAAATTACAGGACAAGCATAAAATGAAACTTATCAGAGAAGAGATAGAATCTGTAGAGTTCATCGTTGAAAATCGCAACGGTAAAAAATCACTCTACATTGAAGGTGTTTTCCTTCAAGGAGACATTAAGAACCGTAATGGTCGTCTGTATCCTATGGAAACTCTTCGTCGTGAAGTTTCTCGTTATAATGAAAATCACATCCAGCAAGGAAGAGCTCTTGGTGAATTGGGTCATCCAGATGGTCCAACTGTAAATCTTGATAGAGTATCTCACAAGATTACTTCTTTGAGAGAAAGTGGAAGCAACTTCATTGGAAAGGCAAAAATTCTTTCAACTCCAATGGGTAAGATTGCTGAATCACTTATTTCTGAAGGAGTAAAACTTGGAGTTTCCTCTCGTGGTATTGGATCTTTAAGATTGAATAGAGAAGGAATCAATATGGTTGGTGATGATTTCATGCTTGCAACTGCTGCTGATATTGTTGCCGATCCCTCTGCTCCTGATGCTTTTGTTGAAGGTATTATGGAAGGTAAAGAGTGGGTATGGGATGGTGGCATTCTTCGTGAAAAATATGCCACAAAAACATATAAAACAATTAATACATTAGTTGATCAGAGAAAGCTTGAAGAGAATAAATTAAATCTTTTCAATGATTTTCTTGCAAATTTATAAATTATAAATAAATATAGATTAAATCACAGGTTAATCGGAGAGTTCAAATGTCTCGTGGAGATTTACAAGAAATGGAAGTAGGCACTAAGCAATCCAAAACCGCCGTTAATGCTGGTGCTAAGGCGGGAGATCCAATGCCACATATGGCAGATCCTGGAACGCAACTTGGGCATGTAGAAGATCTTGGTGGACCAACACCAGAAAACTACAGGTCTGATGACGATTCAGCAAAACTGAAAACTCCAGGGGCAACTCTGAAGCAAGTAAGAGATGTAGTTAATAAAGGTGCCAAATCTGCTGACCCAATGAAGGGTATGAAGGAAGAAGAAGATTTTGATGACGAAGATCTTCTTTATGAAGCAGAAGAGGAAGAAGAAGAAGATGAAGATGAAGATGAGGACGAAGAGAAAGAAGAGTCCAAATCCAAGAAAAAAATGAAAGAGGAAATTGACATTGAAGAAGATGTTAATGCTCTTCTTGGTGGTGAAGAACTCTCCGAAGAGTTTAAGGAAAAAGCAAAGGTTATTTTTGAAGCTGCACTTAATTCAAAAGTTGCAGAAGTCAAAGAAGCAATCGAAGCTCAGTATGAAGAAAAACTTTTAGAAGAAGTAGAATTGATTAAAGAGTCAATCAAAGATAGAGTTGATTCTTATCTTGAGTATGTTGCCGACGAATGGTTCGTTGAAAATGAACTTGCAGTCGAACATGGTCTTAAGACTGAAATGACCGAATCATTCCTTTCAGGAATGAAAGGTCTTTTTGAAGAACATTATGTATCAATCCCTGAAGATAAATATAATGTTATTGAGAGCATGGTAGAAAAACTTGATGAAATGGAAGAAAAACTCAACGAGCAAATTGAGAAAAACGTCCATCTTAACAAGCGTCTCGCAGAGTCGGTTGCTGATGGAATCTTAGATCAAGTTTCTGAGGGACTTGCTTCTACTCAGAAAGAAAAGCTCGCTTCACTTGCCGAAAGTGTTGAGTTTGAAAGTGAAGAAGAATATCGTGAGAAACTGGAGATGTTAAGAGAATCTTATTTCTCATCATCAAAAACTCCAAAAGCACATTCTGAAACTCTGTCTGAGCAAGTAGATTCATCACCAGAATCTTATTCTGGAACGATGGCTGCTTACTTAAGAACACTTTCAGTAGTTGCTAAAAATTGAATTTAATATAATTCAAACCAAAAAACACACTTAAAAAGAGGTAAACGCAAATGTTCATGTCAGAGCATCTGCAGGAAAAGTGGGCCCCCCTTCTGAACTATGAAGGACTTGATCCAATCAAAGATTCGCACAGAAAATCGGTAACCGCTGTCCTGCTCGAAAACCAAGAAAAATTCCTTAGAGAAGAATCTGCTTTTAGCAGTGGCTTCAACCTCATGGAATCACCAACCAACTCAGCAAATGCTGCTGGTGGTTCAGGTGGTTTCGGTGGTACTTCATCTGCTGCTGGTCCTACTGCAGGTTTCGATCCAGTTCTGATCTCACTGATCAGACGTGCAATGCCTAACCTGGTCGCATACGATCTGGCTGGCGTTCAACCAATGAACGGTCCCACCGGACTCATCTTCGCAATGCGTTCCCGTTACAACAACCAGAGCGGAACTGAAAGCTTCTTCAATGAAGTTGATACTTCATTCTCTGGTCAAGATGATGGATTCAATGAAACTGCTGGTTTCTCCGATGCAGCTGCTGGTATTGGTACTACCACTCAGTCAGGAACTAACCCTTCAATCCTGAACCCTGTTGGAACCGCAACTTCCACGGCTTACAATGTAGGTCAGGGAATGGTAACTGGTGATGCAGAAAACCTCGGTTCTGGTTCTGGTGATCAGTTCAACCAGATGGCATTCTCAATCGAGAAAGTCACCGTTACTGCAAAGTCAAGAGCTCTGAAGGCAGAATACAGCCTCGAGCTTGCACAGGACCTGAAGGCAATTCATGGTCTGAATGCTGAGGCTGAATTAGCAAACATTCTCTCAACAGAGATTCTTGCCGAGATCAACCGTGAAGTTATCAGAACCATCTACAAGATTGCTGAGCAAGGTGCTGTAGAAAATACCGCAACTGCTGGTGTATTTGACCTCGACGTTGACTCCAACGGTCGTTGGTCAGTTGAGAAGTTCAAGGGTCTTCTGTTCCAGATCGAAAGAGATTCTAACAGAATTGCTCAAAGAACTCGTCGTGGAAAGGGTAACATCATCATGTGCTCTGCTGACGTTGCTTCAGCACTGACCATGGCTGGTGTACTCGATTACACTCCTGCTCTGAATGCAAACCTGAATGTTGATGACACTGGCAGCACTTTTGCTGGTACTATCAACGGTAAGTACAGAGTATACATTGACCCATATTCGGCAAACCTTGCTGCCGATAACAGTGGTCTTGCACAAGGCACCAACCAATACTACGTTGTTGGTTATAAGGGTTCTTCACCTTATGATGCTGGTCTCTTCTATTGCCCATACGTTCCTCTCCAAATGGTTCGTGCCGTTGGTGAGGACACCTTCCAGCCTAAGATCGGCTTTAAGACCCGTTATGGTATCGTCGCAAACCCATTTGCTGAAGGTACTGAGCAGGGTCTTGGAAGACTTCGTGTTAATAGCAACCGTTATTACAGAAGAGTTGCAGTTAAGAATCTGATGTGATTTAAATCACAAAAGTTTCAGAGGGTCCCGAAAGGGACCTTTTTTTTATCTAAATAATTAGAAAAAATAATGGCAAACGCATTTCAAAAGCAAATTGAAAATAGAAACTTTCTTGCTCCTGTAGGATTTAAGTTTATTGTAAACAGGGCACCAAAAGTTTCATTTTTTGGAAACATGGCAAATATTCCTGGTCTAAATTTTGGATCCACAGTTCAACCAAACTATTTGACAGACATTCCAATTCCTGGAGATAAAATCTTATTTGATGATTTTGTTCTTAGATTTTTGGTTGATGAAAACTTAGAAAATTATATGGAGATCCAAAATTGGATTCGTGGAATTGGATTTCCAGAAACTCTCCAACAGATTTATGATTTTCAACAAGAAAATGTTCATATGAAACAACCATACAGGTCTCAAATGAACTTGTATTCTGACGGAACATTAATAGTTTTAACAAGTAATCAAACGTTTAATTTTCAAGTTAAATTTAAAGATTTATTTCCAGTCATATTATCACCCCTCCAATTCGATGCTACTGATACCGACATAGAATACTTTACAGCAGAGGTGACTTTCAAGTATAGTATGTATAATATTGTCAATGCTGCAGGTGATCCTTTATGAGTTTTGATTTGGATAAAATCCAAGACATGTGGACAAAAGATTCGATAATTGATGTAGACAACCTTCACACAGAATCTTTAAATATACCCATTCTTCATGCAAAATATTTTGAACTTTATAATAATATTCTTCTATTGAGAAAAAAAGCAGAGCAACAAAAAAGAAACGTAAGACATCAAAGATATGAATATTATTCAGGCAAAGCAGATCCGGACGTTTACTTAGAAAACCCCTTTCCCAAAAAAATTAGAGATAAAGACACTCTTCAAAAATATCTTGATGCTGATGATAAATTATCTCAGATTAGTTTAAAGGTTGAATATTATGATGTCATGCTTTCTTACATTGAAAGTATTTTAAAAATGATTTCAAATAGAACATATCAAATTAAAAACTCTATAGACTTTATAAGATTTCAGTCTGGACTGGGGTAAATAAATACTCATAGATAACATAATTCTATGAGTGATGTAATTATTGAAAAGAAAAATGAAGTTAATATAAAACTTCACTGTGAAGCACATATTCTCTACGAACTGCAACCTTATTTTACTTTTGAAGTTGAATCTGCAAAATTCATGTCCCAGTATAGAAGCAGGCACTGGGACGGAAAGATTCGCCTGTTAAGCACTCACACTGGAGAAATATACGTTGGCTTATTGAATAAAATTATTGATAAACTTAAAAATCACAATTACAGTTATCAATTTAAAGAAAATAAATTTTACGGATTACCCTTTGAAGTTAATGATGAAATATCATTTGAGGGTGTTAAAGACTATATGAAATCTATTTGCTCCCATTCCCCAAGAAAGTATCAGATTGAGGGAGTATATGATGCTCTAAAACATAATCGAAAATTATTGATAAGCCCCACTGCCAGCGGCAAATCGTTGATGATTTATTCCCTCGTAAGATATTATGTGGATAAAGGGTTAAAAATTCTTTTAGTTGTTCCAACGACATCTCTTGTAGAACAGATGTACAAGGACTTCCAAGATTATGGTTGGGATGCTGAGTCATATTGTCACCGTATCTATTCTGGAAAGGAAAAAACAAATGAACATCCTGTAACAATTACAACTTGGCAATCGGTTTATAAGTTAGAACGTTCTTTCTTTGAGAATTATAGTGTCATTATAGGTGATGAAGCTCATTTGTTCAGGAGTAAATCACTTATAAAAATTATGACCAAACTTCATCATGCAAAATATCGGTTTGGATTTACTGGAACTTTAGATGGAACTCAAACACATAAATGGGTTCTTGAGGGATTATTTGGACCTTCATATAAAATCATCAGAACGGAAGAATTAATGAAGCAAGGTCACTTATCTCAATTGGATATTAGATGTCTTGTTCTTAAACATTCACCTCAAAAATTTGAAACTTATGAGGATGAAATACAATATTTAATATCAAATGAAAAAAGAAATAATTTTATTAAGAATCTTACTCTAGATCTAACGGGAAATACTTTAGTTCTTTTTAGTCGTGTTGAATCTCATGGAGCAATTCTTTTTGAAAAGATAAATAATTCAAAGAAAACTGATCGTAAAGTATTTTTCATTCATGGTGGTGTTGATACCGATGAACGAGAATTAGTTAGAGAAATTACTGAAAGAGAAACAGATGCAATCATTGTGGCTTCCTACGGCACTTTTTCCACTGGTATCAATATTAGAAATCTTCATAATGTTATTTTTGCTTCACCAAGTAAATCGAGAGTCAGAAATCTTCAATCAATCGGAAGAGTGCTTAGAAAAGGAAAAAATAAAGTAAAAGCAACACTTTATGATATTGCTGATGATTGTACTTACAATTCAAGAAAAAATTATACTTTAAATCATTTTATTGAAAGAATTAAAATTTATAATGAAGAACAATTTAACTACGAAATTATTACAGTACAATTAAACAAATGATAGAAGATGATTTTTACTGTACACTTAAATTAAAAACAGGGGAAGAAATCTTCGCAAAGGTTGCACCTTCAACTGAAGAGGATGAAATTTACCTTTTGGTTTCGAATCCAATAGTAGTATCAGGAATCAAAGGAAGAAATGGTATAATGGAATATAGAATAGAACCCTGGCTTAAAACGACAACGGAAGATATGTTTTTGTTAAAAATGAATGATATCGTCACAATGAGTGAATCTTCTGATATAGAAATGATTATGTTATATCAATCATATGTAAGGCAAAACAACAAAATAAAAAAAAATGATCTTCCTCTAAGTAGAAGAATGGGATATATATCTAACGTCAATGATGCTAAAGAAATCCTAGAAAAGATCTTTAAGAATAGCTAGCTATATTATTATCTTCAAACCCAACAAAGGTATTCTACTGATATTTCTTTGACTTGTCAACTACTTTTTAAAATGTTATAATATCATACATACTAATGATAAAAATTTATGATAAAAACAAACGTTATGACCAAAAGGAAAAGGTCCGAACATTATGTTAACAATAAAGAATTTTTAGAGGCCCTAATAGTTTATAGAAAAAAGGTTTCAGACGCAGAACTTGAAGGAAAACCAAAACCAAAAGTTACTAATTATATTGGTGAATGTTTTTTAAAGATTGCCACGCATTTATCATTTAAACCTAATTTTGTAAATTACATGTTTAAAGAAGATATGATTTCTGATGGTATTGAAAATTGTATTCAATATATTCACAATTTTAATCCAGAAAAGTCTCAGAATCCTTTTGCTTACTTTACTCAAATTATTCACTACGCATTTCTTCGTCGGATTCAAAGAGAAAAAAGACAATTGGAAATTAAGAATAAGATTCTTGAAAAAACTGGATTTGATGAAGTGTTTGTTGATGACTCAGGGGTTGACGGTATGAACTACTCCGACTATAATTCTATCAAGGAGAATATTCATATTAAACTTCGGTATTGAATGAAAGTCGCTATTATTACTGACACTCATTGGTCTGCACGAAAGTCGTCACGACTTTTTCAAGATTATTTTGAACTCTTTTATAAGAATGTGTTTTTCCCAACGCTGGAACAGTATGGGATCACAACAGTTATTCATATGGGAGATGCTTTTGATAGTCGCAAGACAATTGATTTTGTTGGACTTGATTGGACTCGTAGAGTTGTTTTGCAACCACTCTCAAAATATGATGTTCATTTAATTACTGGAAATCATGATGTTTACTATAAAAACACAAATATTGTAAACTCTCCAGAACTTCTTCTTCGTGATTACTCAAACATTAAAACCTACTCAGAATCTTCTAAAGTTAAGATTGGAAATTTAGATATTCTCTTACTTCCATGGATTAATCAAGAAAATCAAGATAAAACTTTAAAATTGATAAAAAATTCCAATTGCAAAGTTGCAATGGGTCATTTGGAATTAAATGGATTTAAAATAAATAAAAACCTTCCGATCATGGATCATGGAATGGATTCAAATTTATTTGATGATTATGATAAAGTTTTTTCGGGACATTACCACACTCGTTCTAATAATGGGAAGGTGTTTTACTTGGGAAATCCCTATGAAATTTATTGGAATGATGTAAATGATAAGAGGGGATTTGCAATTTTTGATACAGAAACATTAGAACATTTTTCTGTAGATAATCCCTATAAAATGTTTTATAACATTTATTACGAGGATACTCCACATCAAACCTTTGATACTCGGGAGTATGAAAATAAAATTGTAAGAGTAATTGTTCGTAAGAAAACTAACGTCAAACAGTTTGAAAAGTTTATTGATAAACTTTATTCTTCAAACGTATTTGAATTAAAGGTAATAGAAAATTTTCAAATTCAAGAAAATGAAGAGTTTGAAGCTTTTGAATCCGAAGATACTTTATCTATTTTAAATAGATATGTAGAAGAATCTGATATAGAACTTGACAAATCATCTGTTCAAAAATTGCTATCAGAAATATATCAGGAAGCTTGCGAATTAGTCTAAAATGTTTGTACTAACAGTAGATGGCAAAGAAGATGAAGGAGCATATTCTGTAGTCAATGAAGAAGGTGAAAATGTTTTATACATCTTTGAAGAAGAAGATGATGCTACAAGATTTGCTATGTTGTTGGAAGAGGATGATTATCCAGAAATGCATGTGATTGAAATTGATGATGATTTAATTATTAATGCTTGCAATCTTCACGAATATAAGTATGTTGTAATTACACCAAATGACATTGTAATTCCCCCCAAAGAAAATGATTTTATTTAAAAAAATTCGGTGGAGAAATTTCCTTTCTACAGGACAACATGAAACAGAAGTTGAATTAAATAAAAACTCAACTACTCTCATTGTCGGTAATAATGGAGCAGGAAAAAGCACAATTTTAGATGCTTTAACTTTTGTTTTGTTTGGGAAATCTTTTCGCAAAATTAATAAACCACAGTTAGTCAATTCTGTAAATGAAAAGGATTGTCTTGTGGAGATTGATTTTTCTATTGGTTCGACTGAATGGAAAGTTAGAAGGGGAATTAAACCAAACATCTTTGAAATTTATAGAAATGGAAATCCCTTAGATCAAAATTCTTCTGCTGTAGATCAGCAGAAGTATCTGGAACAATCTATCATTAAAATGAATTACAAATCTTTTACTCAGATTGTAATTTTAGGAAGCAGCAATTTTATTCCCTTTATGCAACTGGCAGCTGCAAGTCGAAGGGAAGTCATTGAAGATTTGTTGGATATTAAAATCTTTTCTTCAATGAACAACATCATCAAAGAGAAGATTCGTTCCCTCAAAGAAGAAATCCGCACCTTTGAACTTAAGAAAGAATCTTTGAAAGATAAAGTTCAGATGCAAAAAAATTTCATTGAAGAACTTGAGAGTCGGGGTAAATCTAATATAGATGCCAATCAAAAAAAGATTACGAAGTTAATGGATGAAGTTGGCATTTATTTAGTCGAAAATGCTAAAATCGAAGAGAACATTTTTTCTCTTCAAAAACAAATTGAGGAAGTCTGTGGTGCAACAGATAAATTGAAAAAATTGGGAAACCTTAAAGGTAAGATTTCTCAAAAAGTATCAACAATTACTACAGAGCATAAATTTTTTACTGACAATAGGGTTTGCCCTACTTGTACTCAGAATATTGAGGAAGAATTTAGGTTAAATAGAATTAATGATGCTCAAAATAAAGCAAAGGAGTTGCAATCTGCCTACAAGGAATTGGAGGAGGCAATTAAAGAGGAAGAAATTAGAGAGCATCTATTTCTCAGTCTTTCAAAAGAGGTTACTAACTCAACGCATGAAGTTTCTCAAAACAATATTAAGGTCTCTGGATGCCAAAGACAAATCAGAGACTTTGAATCTGAAATTCAAACAATTACCAATCAACTTAAAAATAGAAATTCTGAACATGAGAAGTTAGAAAAATTTAAGAAAGATCTACAAAAAAAT